GTTGAGTTCGTGAAGGCATAAGTGAGGCTGTTACCAGTGTTGGTTTCACCGAGATTGGCTGGCATTTCGGTATCAACCGCCAACGCCGCCCCGCCGCCGCCAGCCACTAACCGGACGTTCGCGATGTCACGAAACGTAAACGCTTGACCTAACAAATTCAAATAAAACAAATTCAAAACTACAAACATTAATAATATTTTTTTTACCATATATGCAATGTATAATTATGGAGCTATCCAATTAGTTTTTGTCCAAGCCAAACTACTAATATTAGTGCTAGTTAACAAAAAAATAACCCCATTAGAATTACCGAAATAAGCATCCCCGTAATGTTCCGGAGCAATTGGCCAAGAAGCTAAAGAATTTGATCCAATATAAAAATTAGTAGTTCTAACTGTAACTAAATTCATTACTTGCCCCGTTAATCCATTAATGTTATATATGTTACTATTCGCATCAATAATTAAACCGGTGTTTGTTAATTGTTTATTATTAGAATAGGTGGGTATTGAATTAACCGTTGGGGAAGCAGGTCCACTTAAAGCCGCCGCCATTAAGGTTGCCGTTAATATAATAAATATACCAAAAATTAAAATTAACGAATACCATGATTGATTAAAGATTTTCATATTAGGAATATTAAAGATGTTATATGATATATTTACATTTTTCTTTGGCTTTCGTGAATAAAAGTGTAAATAAAAATACCATGTGGCAAACAGGTAATATCTCAGATTTTTCTAATAGGCTCCATCAGCTTCCGACTGACACGGACGATTTAATTACAGGGTTTGCCCCCGAAGCACAAAATAATTATACCGGAATAACTTATACGGGATTAAATTACATAGGCGAACCCACCACTGGCGATAATTATAGTTTAAGACAAAAATGGAATAAAGAATTTAACCTTCAATATTACCGATTTACTAATGACGGGCAAATGCTGGCTTCGGGAAGGTGGTTTTATTAAACATGCGCCCAACGAAACCCGCCACAAGAAATACCAACGATTTAGAACAAAAAATAAAAATTACTTACATTCCGCCATAATTCTTAAAGCTTCTTCTGATGGGGTTTTATCTTTCTTGTGTGTCACTCGCGGAGTGGTAAATCCCAATGTATATTTTTGAAATTCTAATAATAGTCTTTTAATGGTTCTTTCCGAAGAAATGGCGGGGACAACATGAGCAACTTCGATGGCATGTCGGCGCAATTCGGCGCTATTAAATCCTTCCAGAGTCGTCCTGTATTCATCGGCGTCTAGGGTGCCGTATCTTTCGGAACCATTGGTTTCCCCGAACAATTGGGATAAAGTAGTGGGCTGATATTGGGGATTTTCAGAGTCCTCTTCGCTTCTAATTTTCCCGTCAGTTTGGTTTGATTCGTTTAGTTTTTTTCTAGCCATAATATTTAATAGTTGATAACTTACCTTTTATTATACCGTTTACCTATGAATAACTACAGTTAAATATGAAAATGTGAATTAATAAATAAAAAAGGCGCGGTTTTAAGGCCGCGCCGATTGAATTATTAAATATTGATTATTAAGTTCTTGCGTAAGCTGGAACACTATAAGCTGTACCACTGATATTTACGGATACCCATGCATTCGGAGCGCCCAAAAAACTATTTCTGATAAAAGAACCAGTTGTTCCAAAGGCGATACCAGTTACCGCCATACCCGCGCCACCAAGGAAAACAGAAGTTCCGCTGGCAACCACACCTACTGCATTGGTAGTCGCATAAAAACCAGCGGCATCATAAACCGTGCCAGCGGGGGTAACTACTTTAAGTACGCCATTAGAATCAGCATAAAAACGCGCAACGCCAGCGTCGGGGGTGTCCGCAACTGTCGCACGTAATCGTAAATCTTTCGTTTGGGCCATATTTTTATCTTTTTGTTAAATTTTTATTGCTTTTTTAACTTTTATTTATGTGATTTGCAGAAAATATTATACAATGATCGCGGAAGCAAGACGCCCATCCAAGGACACTCTGCCTTCTTCTACGTCAGCGTAGAAACCAACTTTCTCGGAACGAGCCAAGAATTGATCGTCGGGTTGAACACGCACGTTGCCGGAACCATCGCTCTTAACCGGGCGAATGAAACCTTGCTTGGACAAATCCAGAGCAATGATTACTTCGTCGGCAGTAGCACTAAAAGTGCCGCCGCCAACCGCGATAGCAGCAGGAGCATATTGGGCAAACAGAATGTTATACTTTTGGCTCGTACCAAGTTCATTCAAAGTGGTAAAATTCTTACCATAGATTGAACTAGTTCCGGCATTACGATAGATTTCTTCGCGAATGCTTTCTGGCAAACCAAGAGCGGTTGATTCATCTGTATTAGGAGTCGCCGTGGTATTTTGTGGATTATAAGCCATGCCACGAATTTCTTGTTCGACTTCCGGGGAGATAAACAAGTCGGTCGGGCCATTACTAAACACGGATTGCGGAGTTCCGCCAGCATAAGATTGATTAATTCTCTTATGGAGAGTAATCAAACGGCTGAAGTCATCAACAACCACGCGATTAGCAGTATTGGCTTGGATAATATGATCCGCACCATTTGAACGAGCTTCGCCCAAGGCGCGAAGAATGGTTGCCCATCCCTGACGTTCTTGCTTAAGCAAAATCTCGCTAATCATGCGTTCGACAGAGCGAGACAACACATTGAAGGCAAAAGTCTTACGCGCATACTTCTTGTCGAAGTTTACGGCAGAATCAAGGGTATACGTAGTGAAACGCAATTCCCCAGAGCTTTCAACCCAGCTAGAAGGCAGACCGCCAGCTTTGGCAGCAGACCAAACAGTAATCGCCCCGGCGCCCTCGTTATAATACATGTCCAGCGGGAATATCGGCGCTTCGTCTTCGCCGTATTCGTAATCCTGATAAATCAGGCTGGCAGTTCCAAGCTGCATAAGCACCTTGCCGATAACTGGTCCAACGGCGGCGGCAAACGCCTCTTGAGCCGCCAACGATTCGCTTTTGACTTTAGAGCCAATGGCTTTCACCAACTCAATTTGCTTCGCGTCTTTTTTTAGCTTAATCATATTCTTTTTATCCTTATTATTTTAAATTGTTATACTTTTATTATTAAAGTTGCACATCCAACAATACCCAGCCCTTAGAATCCGGAACGCCTAAGAACTTGCCGACCTTAGTTACGTTAGCATTAGCAGCAGAACCAGATACGTTAATCCCGCCATCGGTTCCAAGATAAGCATTGGCACCAGCAGTTACGCCAACCGTTGGAACTACACCGCCATTAACTCCAGAATAAAGAACCAATCCTTTACGCAAGATGACAGTTGATTGACCGCTCAATACGCATTGCATTCGCGCCTGTTTAGCAGCGTCCCATTTAAGAGGCAAACCATTTTCGTCAAGCTCTCGCACGTCATAAAGAAGGATGCCAATCGCATTATCCCCTGAATCCGCACAAGGGCACACAGTTGTTGACAAACCGACACGCTGAGAAACAACATTGCTATAAGAGGCTCCGGCGCTGCCAAGCTCCGCTAATTCGGATTCGGTGCTCCAACCGGAAAAAATTTTAACAACTGTCCCTTTGGTTGTTGGAACCAAGCCGCTCCACGCATAGAATCCATTCAACACGTCGCTTTCGTTATAATCTCTTAGTGGTTTAATATTTGGCATAATTTTTTATTTTCCTTATTTTTACTTTTAAATCTTTATCTTGGTTAGTTTTACAATTGGTTTTTTATATTGTGAATTAAAATTTTAATATTTTTTAATATTTTTGATTAACGGCGAAAATTTCTCTTGTCAACTTCCCATCCACCTTCACCGAAAGCTTCAACAGCTTGTTCGGTAAGTGTCTTGGTGGGAGCGGTAGTTGCGGCAATTGTGGTTTTGGTTTTGTCGCCCTTGTCAATTGCGTCTTCCACTGCTTTATCATCTGTTTTTTCGGTAGACGCTTTAGCTTCCTTACCTTCTTTTTCTACTTCCTTCGGGTCAACCCATTTCATAGTCTTTTTATCAAAAACTTTGCTACTCTTTTTCTTGGCGGCCAATAGTAATTCAATTTCTTCCTTGGCTTCGGCATATGTTTTTTCGTCAACGCCCTTGATTTTACGAGCGACAATGTTACGAATTTTCTCTTCGCTCAAGTCATACTCGGCATCGAAATAATTCATTCTGGTATTAAAAACTTCTTCGATTTCACGCTCGGCATTAGCTTTAGCCAACTTTTGCAAGTTTTCTTCGACTTTGGCCAACTTATCTTGGTTTTCCTTATATTGCTTTTCAAGGTCCGTAATCTTGTCATTAGACGCCTTAAGTTCCCTGTCTGTAGCTGTTTTCTTTTGCTCGAAATCAGCAGAAATCTTTTCAATTTCAGCATCGAGAACTGAAATAACTTGGAAAGCTTTGGCTTCTTTTAAGGCTTCGTCCGTAATATCTTTGCGTGTTTTAATATCCATAATTTTGTAAGAATTTTTAATGTCTTTAGCTTGATTTACAGCCTTTGTTTCAGACTGTGAATTAGAATTTTCATATTTTTCCGCTTTAAGACTGCTTTTCCATTTCTTGCCCGCGTTTGACTTTCCACACTTGGCACATTCCATTTCTGTTTCATCTTCCATGGAGCCTTCCATCTCCACTTCTTCCCCGCATTCCGGGCATATCATGGAGGCTTTAATTGAGATAGTGTGTTTATCGTTGCTCGTGGCTAGTGTTATAGGTTTTACATTTGCGGCGGGCGACTCTACAATTCCAACGGCGGTAGGGATACAATCCCCAATAATGACCCTTCCAATACGTTTTCCATCTTCGGTATAACCAGTTCCACCAAAGGCTTTTAGCTTACTCTCTAATTTAGAAATCTCATTTGCATCATTAATAATTTGGCCGTCTTCGAAATTGACTTGATTCTTGTCTAAAACAATTAATTTAGCCTCGGAGAATAAAATCTCCCAACTAAGGAAAAATTTCCCATGGTATTCAGAATTAGGGTTGCTGGATTGTTCAACAGCTTCCGCAAATTTCGGGTTCGGGATTCTCCATATAATGCCGCCAATTACTACAGAAAATGGAGTTTTTGAAGCCTTTGCCTCTTCTAAAGTCAATTCTTTACCTGAACCAAACTCCGCATAAGACGCATTAACAATAACCCCCGCCAAATGTGACCTATCATGCTCTACGTCAACGAAAGACAGAGGAAATAGATTGGCTAATCTTATAGCTTCTTGGCTAGATACGCCATCGTCATTTAAGTTTAAGCGATTTGCTATAAATGCTTCCCCAGCAAAGCCTAAAAAATCAATTTTTTCGTTAAAATCTATCTCTTTAGGTAAGAATTTCTTAAAATTAGTTTCCGACGCGAGGGCCAAATATTTATCTACATCTTTTGAAACAATTGGATTAATCTGCGAGGAAAAGCTGGATTTATACTTAAATTCTTTTTTCATTATAAATATTTACACAAAAAACACAAAATATTTTTGGTAATATCTTTGAAAATCCAGAATTATCAAATTAATTAGTTGGATATCCCCTCTGTCCAACCACAAAATATCCCATGTCAACAAATACCGGCTGTGCTCCTATATTCCCAACCTCATATTTACCGCCAAAGAATCTTTCGCTACTTCCGTCACTATAACCGACTGTGCCAGTCCAACTAGCAGTTCTCCAAGTTGCCGGTGCATTATAATTTCCTCTCGCCTGAAATCTTATAATATCCCCACGCTTTAAGAAAATGCCGACACCTGTTGCCCCCGTATAAATATTATATTGAACAAAATCAGAAGGATCAAAGTCTGGGTTGGGAATGTTCCTAATAGGATAATTATTGACGGCGACAAACAATGTATCATCAACCACATTACTTAAATATACCATTGCTCCGGTTACTCTCGGTAAATATGGTTCGACTGGAAACCTACCACTAATGATATTACTTGTGTATCCCCCATTTACATATACAATATTAGTATAAGATTCTCCCGTAGTAAATCCCAAGACATGGGTGCCCAGAGCAATGTTTTGTGTAATTATGGGATCGTCAATGCTGGTCGCAACCCCTGTAACTCTACCAATTACCAAGGAAGAATCGCCGTTGTCTATTATTTCTCTTTCGATAACCGCATTGTCAGACAGATATAGTCCAGAAGAAATGTCAACTCCAGATTTCAACAAAATAGAATCTATCACGTCATAAAAGCTCAAACTCATATATCCATAAGGTAGATGTTTTATGTTATAGGCAGCGTTTTGAGCAAAAATTTTTGGATTTTCTAGGTTAAAATCAAATTGAGTCTTAGTCACGGCGTCTCTCCATTCGCCGGAACGTGATGATGTTTCGTTCTTTGGAAATCGGCCACTGGACACATAAAGAAACCCGCCTACTAAGTCGGAGTCAAAACTACCACTCAAAAATTCAATCGAAATATCCCCCTTGCTGGTCATGTACTGAAAAGTATAATAATTTCCAGTATAATCTCCGGTATTTCTGTAATACCCCGAACCCAAAATCGTTTCAGTAGGAATGGACAACGATGTATCTATGCCCCCTTGTCTTAGGTTTGAAATTTCAATTAGATCATAGCCATTCGAGTAACGATTCCAATTTCTTGCTTCTTCCGCGCCCACCTGATTCCCTGCCGATGTCTTTCCTTGTGCATTATAGGCCTCTATAACAACCTGATAGTCACGATATGGCCCCCCGCTGCTCGCAATATTTTTAGTCAAACTAAATTCCCATCTAGTATCAGTTATTCCTGACTCCCTATAAACAATGTCGTGAGTTGGTATTCTTGAACTATTCGGATTAGCACGAACGGTAGCCATATATTTATAGCTACCAGTATTGGCAAATACATTGTCAGAACCAACCGACCAAGTAAAGACAGGATCGGTATCGTTGTTTCTTATAATTGTAATCCCGCTGTTGATAGGCATATGTTTATTGACTTAATCGGAGATTAGAAATAATTACATTGAAAATAGGGTCTATGCTATAAATGTCCGCTATCCCACTGGTAAAATTTGGGGACAGAATAGACTGTTGAGAGTTGTAAGAATAAACTCTAAAATTATAACTTCCCGTTTCGCTTATCGTTTGTCCTCCATGGGTATTTGGCCAAGGGTCGGGAATGAGATAACTATTTGAAGGCAAACCATTGTTTAAAAAAGAACCTTGTTTCATATAAACCTGAAAAGAATCAATGTAATCCATGCTGTCCACGATAAAAGCATAATCAATTCTCTTTGTCGTCTCTGAGGTATCAAAAACATTCAAGCTTAAATTTCTTGGGCTGGCCGGAATATTTATTTGATTTTTTTGCTGAGAGTGAAAGACCAGTCCAGATTCTATTTCTCCATATTTTTCAAAATTATATTGTAGACCTGCGATATAAAATTTATTTGTTTCTTTTTCTTCAATGTTAATTACTCTATAATAATCTTCTGTGGCGCTTGAAAAATAAATGTTCCCAGAATAAGAGGCGTATCTATCGGACAATTCCATCATCCAGACTTGCTGACCAGTTACCCGATAATTGTCGTAATCAAACCCCCCGGAGAGATTGACTACCATCCTACTGCCGGAAGCAACTGCTTGGCTTCCCGTAAAGTAAAATTCCTGTAAGAATTGTCTTCTAATGCCAGAAGCATCTGTAGAATTGATCCCGGTGACTTGGGACGAGTTATATGAATAACTTGGAGTCAAAAATGAAATTTTATATTCTACGGTAGGCTCAATATCTATCCTATTATCTAATACAACTTCTGACGTTGTATTATTTCCCTTTGGAGCTACTGAAACTGTCCTGCCCCCATACCTCTTTAATTTTTTGTGCGTATCATGAATTTTAAATATATCTCCGGGGCGTAAATATGCCGCCTCACCGATTCCGGCGCTAAAATTAACTGATTCCGGTTCCAATTTGTCGCTTAATAAAATCCATCTCCCCATTCTTTGCGCCTGTCCACGGCTGGCACAACCAAAGGCAGTCAATTCAATCTCTCGTATGCCGTATCTTCTAATTTGTTCAACATCTTCAACATATTCAATAGAGGGGCGGTAAAAATTTTTAGGATCGTTATACCTAACAATAGCGATTGAATTTCTGCTCTTTTTGCTGGATGTAGAATAATTAAAATTGCCATCTTCTACGTTCGCATTAGTAAAAGTAATGATCGGGTCTTTTGGCGAATCTTGCGAAACATAAATAGACCCATTTGCGTAATAAGTCATGCCTAAAAATATCGAAGCCATGTCATTAACTACTTTATACGCCTCTTCCCTAGAAGTAAGCCAGACGTTGCAAGTAAATTTCGGCTCTAGCTTTCCGTAGCCATCGGACACTAAAGTGTCACAATATTTGCCAATTTCATAAAGAGAGATGGGGTCTACAAAGGAAGGATCAATATAGCGCCCCAATCCATACCTTCTATTTGTCAACAAATCATAATAACACCACGCGGGATTGTCCGTGTGGTGCTTCCCGGTTGCGAATTCTCCATTCCACCCGTAATTAGAAGTGGCAAATCCGCCCGTCGCATAAGTCTTTAGTATTGGGTCGTAATTTCCGGGAATTTTTACTTTTAATAGATTAACGTCATAGGCTCTTTCCGGAACGCTGGAAAAATATTCAGCGTCAAACAAAGAACGAACCATGGCAGAATTTGGAAAAGTATAAACATTACCCTGAATTTCGGTCAAAGAATCAACGTAGGTTACATCTATTGTATCTGGATCCCTTGAATCGGGTGTGGAACGTTGGATTTGAATCTCCCAACCGATGAAAGACGGATCGTTTAAAAAATTAACTGGAAAATCTATTCTTTCTGATCTAATATATCCACCGGCAGAAGTTATTTTTCCAAATATCGTCGGTGATTTCCCAATGACGTAATTAGAAGATGTCTTATCTTTGTAGTATGCCCTATAACTAATTGAATAGTCTATTCTGGTTCTTACAACGCTGCCGTCCTGCTTTGTGCCGGGGTTTCTGATAACAGTATACAGTTGCGGGACTTTAATGTTTACAACGACGCCGCGACAATCCCTGTTTGAAATTCGATAGGTCTTTACATATTGAGAACCCGCCCTTAGTCTTTCCCCGATACTCCTGCTAACGGTCTGGAATGGCGACAAAACTTGGATCGCTTCTCCGTTAGGATAACCCGGAGTTTGAGCGACACTAACACTTTGGAAATTGAACTGGGCAGTTTCCGACATCACGGGCACTTCATTCCAATACACGGAACGTAAAAATCTTGAATTTTCATAGCCTACGGGAGTTTCATATCCGGTAAAAATGGCCGTGCGCCAGCCTATCTCCCCTGCCACCCCCGTTTTAATATATTCGCCCGAAACTAGGCCATGAATAGGACCTTCGGACACTAAATCTAAAGCCTCTAACTGGGTCTTGGACAAACTAAGAACTTGGTCCGGATAAAAACGATTATCAAAATCTTGACCCACCGCGTTATCCCCCCCGCCAAAAATATCGGCGTAGTCTACTCCGGGATTTGGCAAAGTATAACTTGATATTACAATTCCTTCTGGTGCGTTTGCCATATTACTTTAGTAATCGTATTAAATTGCCGTATTCGTCTCTTACCACTTGCGAAGTATCATTGACGTTAAAATCTCTTATAACATAAGCCGCGCTAATAACTTGGCTACCGACAATTAATCTTCCGTATCCAACTGGAACCGGCCCACCTTCGCCAATAATATTGGCTGGGCCAGAAAATAAATACGAGGTTTTCCCGCCCGACTCGATTTCACGAAAGTCTTCAAATTTCGGGGGTTTAGTTAATAAGCCGACAATGCCGGAGGCCAACAATCCTACACCGGCAATGGCTATCGCCACCCCCAAAGGGAGAACAAAGAAGGCGACTATAATACCAACAATAATTAATATTACCCCAATAATCGCCTGAATTATATCCGAATTCGCCCCCTCAAATACCGGCACAATATCGACCGTTTCTAAATCGTCATATTTCATCATTAATTCAGACTCATAGACATCTTTAACATTTTCTAGAGTTAATTCTTTATCTGACTTAAATTTTCTGCCGTTAATAATCACTTCATATCTAATATTTCTTTTATCAAATTCATGAAGAGATTTGTAAAACTTTTTGGTATTCATTTCCAGCAACTTGATACACGTGGACAAAGTATCGGCCTTAAATTCCCAATCGGTAGGAATTTTATATTCGTCCCAAATATTTCCGTGAAGTTTAAATTTAACCAGTTTATTATTCATTTTTATGTCTATAACAATTAGTTATCCTTTTTTTCCAAGTATAAGTCAATGCTTCGATACTTGAAAATCTCCGTCTTTCATGATGCATCAGTAAATCGCCCTCTAAATATATCCCAAAATGTCCGTGGTTAAATTCTAATATATCTCCCTCTATAATATCTTTAAAATCTATTTTTATAAAACCCTCTCGTTCATAAACTTGGCCAGCAATATCCGGGAAGGCATGAAACCAATTATCCTCCCGGTGGTAATCCGTTATTTCAATGTTCCTCTCTGTTTTATAAAATGCGCGGACAAGGGAAAAACAATCTTGTTTATTAATCTCAAAATTTTTACCCAAATAATTATTATATTTAAAATGACAGTCGGTGACTTCAATAAAGTCATCAGCTTCAATGGAATAAATATAAGAGGGAATTTTAAAATTTCTATAATTTAAAATGTCTAAAGTGCTTGGCCGCGTGGACTTTTGAGAATGAATTAAACCAATTATTTTATTTCTTCCTTCGTCCCATGCCCTAAGATAATCTAGTGGAGACAACTCAAAGTGCTTGTCTTTATTTGAAGAAATATTCTTGCACTTATAAATCAACTGGCAATCGCCCGAGGCCAATAAGAGCCCACAAAATTCTTCATTAGGGTTTTCTAATGCATAATTTTTAATTTGATTTCTTAGCTCTATGTTTAGCATGTTATTTGAACCTAGTAACCGCAAGAAAACCGCCGTAGGGAAGATTGCCTAAAGTTGTTCCAACAGCAGCCCCCCCAAGGGCATATCTGATTTCACAGCCTCTTGGCTTGTGGGAACATGCATCGGCAATCCAATAACTTCTATTTGGTGGCGAAACAGTTATGTCGACTCCATTAGCTACGTAATAATAATTGACGTTATTAAATGTTAAATATGTCGCGTCGCCAGAATTGTAGGTCTGGTATTGATCGTAAGCCCCTTTGTCAACGATTTTTATTCCAGAAATAAGGGGAGAAATTAACTCGTCATATTGGTCTGCTATCGCGGGCGCACCAGCCAACAGATTCGACTCTCCCACGCTCCCATGTTCCTCTGCGTTTCTTCTTGAGCTATATTCGTAAAAACAACCGTCGCCCCTATAAACAAAAGGGCAGGTATTGGC